TCTTTTGAATTTCACGTTCAACTCTAATTTGGAAAAATCGTTAAAAATACATTTTTATCAAAAAAAGAAGCCTCTTAAAGAGACTTCTTCTTTTGGACAAAAAGGATGCTACTTTAGTTAGCTGTGCCATTCAATCTTTGCTAACCAGCATTTCTCTTTATTTTTTCTGCATTCTTTCGTTTTTTTATCATACCATTTGATTTTTTCAATAGTACTCTTTGGACGAAGATCTGTGTTGCACAAAGGACATTTTTCACCCTTTATATAACCAAGATAAAGTTTGCTACCACACTCTGGACAGCCAATATAAGTAGAAGAACGCCGATGGATAGAATGAGTCTCAATAAAATCATCTCTTTTCTTTTCCCATTCTGTTACTTTTGCTCTGCCTTTTGCTGAAATATCATAATACATTACGATATGATCTGAATACCAGCCACTATCATATTTTTTGATAGCCTCAACAGCTTCTTCATAATTTTTGTATATTTCATTTCTATGTATCGTAAGGTTTCCATGATGTCCTCCAGATTCCCGTGGATCATATGCATTACCTGTTATACGACTGATAAAGAGCTTCAAATTCTTTTCTGTCGTAACCTTTGTAGAATAATATTCAATCTGGTGTCCCATATATTGTTTCTCCTTTTGTTTTTTTTGATGCTGTTTTACTTCGATAATACAAACTCTTTTCTTGTCAGATTGTCCCTTACGACACCCTTGCGATATCTTACAGAACACAGTTTAAATCTTTCTGTTGCTTTTTCCTTACTTGAAAGCCCAGAGAGACAATGACGTATTTCTCCTTCTTCATCTACAAGAAATAGGTCATACCCTTTTCTTGTAAATTTATCCAGTTCATTATTCATGATTTCTTCATAAGCGATTAGACACTCCCCATAAAGAGCAGCCATCTGTCGGATACTTTCCTTATCTGTAAATAATGTCTTAATTGTTCCTAATGAAACAAGGTCAAACTTATCTGTCAGACTATAATAACCTCTGATATAAAGATTAAGATAATACCCTTCATTGCTGCCTGGCTGCAGAGTGAATATAGGACGAAACTCATAATCATAAAGTCCTGCTTCATAATTGTCTGCCTGCTCATAATCTACAAGGTTCGATGGCCATTTTTCAGACTCTTTAACCTTTTCGATAATCTCATGAAATAAGTCCTGATTTGTAATAACGTCAGATTCCTTCTTGATTTCTTTTAACATAATATTTCTCCTTTGTTAATTATCTCATTGGAAGGTACATCGGTACATCATCTGGATAACCGGTTTCTTCTTCGTAATATAAAACGCCATTTCTAGCGACAGGTGCTTCTTCTAATGTTAATATCTCCGCTGTAAATCTACCTCTTTCAAAAGTATCAATAAGTTCATTACCATAACCATTATGTGGGTCTAATTGATAACGAATACTTCCGTTATCATACAAGAAGATATAAATATCTCCCCAATTGATACGAATCCAATCAACATCTGTTCCATCTGCTACAGGACTTTCAATCTGAGCAAACTGCTTTACATATTCCTGAATTTTTTTAGATTTGTTATGCTCCAGAATATCTATTGCTATTGCATTGCAATAATTAAACTGCATCATCAAATATTCTTTTAACGAAAGTTTTCTTTTTACTTGAACATCAAAATCTGAATCAATATCTTTTTGGTTACAATTGCTTTTATTAGACCAATACAAAATATTAAGTTCTGTTATCAGCTCTTTAAAAGTATTTACCTTATGTTTGTTTTCATCAATATAGCACTCTACTACCGGATCATCCGCACTAGGTAAATCCAATCCGTCTTCAGCCCACCATTTCTTTAAGATTTCTTCCAGTAACTGATTCCATTTTCTTACTTTATTTTCACAGTTGACGGTAGAATATCTTATTCTTATTGTATTTAAACTAACTGTGTTGTTTAGATATGCCGGAATATCAATCTCATCATCAACCTTAGAAAAAACGTCAAACAGTGTATCTGTGTCGTATCCTTCCGGTAAATATCTTAAGATATACGGAATATATTTTTCTATATCTTTTGGTTGCATCTTCCAAGGGTACATTACTGATGTTGCTTTCTCAAAAACAGCAATATCCATAATATTTTTAGCTTTTTTCGCCGTCATATTGTTGTCTTCTACAACATAAACGACATCATTATAATTTGCCTTCCATGTACCTTTCTGACATTTTCCTCGGCATACCTCTAAATCTTTGTCAAACAAGATTATTTCTGAGAAATCTGAGTCAAATCTCATTTGAGCCTTCATATTATCATCAAAGGATATTGTAAATGACAAAGCTTTTTTTCGCTCTAGGTCATACTTCTGATAAACTTCCGCATCGTTCATCTGCAGTAACTCATTTATCCATTGTTTCTGCATTTCAGAAAAAACTACATATGCAATGTGTTCTTTTCGAACAGAAAAACCATTATGAAGATATCCGTATTTGTCTGAAATCCACTCAGAAATATCGTCAAGATAGTCTTCGCCTTCTGCAGCAGAAGCAAATTGAAGAGGAAGAACGATTTCCTCTGGCAATGAATCAAATAATTCTTCATCCCCGTCTGTGTCCCATTTCCATTTGATATTGACAACGCTATACTGCTCTGCTTTTAATACTGTGGTAGCCATACTCATATTCTTTCTCCTTTTTGTATACAATGTGATTTACTTACGTTTTTCTTTATCATGCGGTAAAATCAAACAATGTGAATTGATATCCCGGTTCAAAATAATCTTCGGGTATTTTTAATTCTTCTTCATACCAATCAGGTGCAAAAAGTATATTCTCTGGGAATGCATTGATATTTTCCCTGATTTCATCCTGCGAAAGATTTTTTAGAAAAATAGCATCTTTACAATTAGTAAGCACCTGATGCATATCAACCTGTCTTCTAAATTCAGGCTCTATATACTTTAATAGCCATAATTTAGAATTCGAACTTTGTGTTCTGCTCATAACATAATCAATGATTTTTTGAGTCTGAAAGTCTTCGAAATCACTTGGCAGGATATGCTCTCTCGTTTTAAGGTAGGCAAACACATGGTCCTCGTCCTTTAATTTTGATGGTATATCAGAAAGAGAATGACATTTTTCTGGTGTCCATGCCTGCTCCTGATATTTCTCTGGCAAATCGGAGATCTTATAAAACAGTTTTCTATCAATTACCTTTTCCCAAAAAGAATCTGTTTTTATATTTTCTGGGATATATCTCAGAGCAGCAAAAGAATTCGATTCCATCGCAATAAGACAAAGTTCTTCATCTATTGCATTTTTAGGAACCTGTTCAATATTTGTTCCTCTTTTTGAAACAAAAGTTTTATAAACTTCTTTTGTTCGCAATGCATTAGGGATGATTTTTAACTCGTCAGTATGCCCCGCAACCACAACAGCTAATTCTTCATCCCAGTAAGTTTGGGGAATCTTTCCACCAAATCCCATTTCTTCCCTCTGGATACATTTTAATAACAGCTCTTTGGAGATAGTATTTAAATGAATACAGTTTAAAAAACTGTTTTGCCCATGGTCAGATAAGATTTCATAAAATTTATCTATCTGATATCGTTTAGGCAAGTATTCTATCGCTGCAAAATGTCTTAAGCAGCATAATAAAGAAACTTTAGCTGTCTTTAACTCATCAGGAATCACCTCAAATAGATGACATGGACCGATATAAGACTTTGAATTTTTAAGGGTAAACAGGATTAGTTCTTCTGACAGAATATCTTTGTATTTTTCCGGCAAGATACGGTAATAATAACCATCTGCTTTACAAAGATTTTCCCAGTATATAGCACTTTGGCATTCTTCCGGTATATATATTCTGTCATAGTAAGCTCCCTTATCCGCTAGTTTCTTACTAAACAAAATAGCCAATTCTGAATTCCAGCGATTTTCTGGCACATTATGCATCATACTCTCATCGTATAAAAGACATTCTGCCAGATCATCATCTGATAAGATATCGTAAAAATTATCTGGAAAGTAAATGTAATGCGCTCTTTTTACAGCATCTAAAATTTCTTTCGATGATGGATTCTTTTTAGTCCGGATAACTTGTGGATAATAAGAAAATACTTCATCGTATAATTCTTCCTGTTTCTCCTCAGATAACTTAAAGTACAAGTTAACGAAATCCTGCCGGCTAAATTCAATCGGCATCATTCCTTCCACAATATCTGCAGCTTCTTTAGCAGTCACAGAAAATGATTTTTCTTTGATAACCAATTTAATATTTTGCTTATGTGAAGTAAAATATTCATTTACACTACCACCATTTAGTAGCCACACCTTTAAGTCATCCAGTTTTCCATGCTGCATGGCATATCTTATGATTGCTTCGTTTTTGTCCATTTGACATTCCTCCTTGTTTTGAAAAATATTTACAGTTTTAATATGAAAGGGTACGAAAATAAAAATTCTCAGGAGGTTTATTGCCATTTCTGTTTTTCTTACAAAAATGATTTTTTTCTTTCGGAGTATATAGTGAAAAAAGAAAACTTTTATATATGACAAAAAAGCATTTTTAGACAGATTAAAAAAAAGGAGTATACATTATGATAAATTACATGGTTGATTCAGAAAATGTGGGAACAAAATGGATTCCCTATTTAAAAGAGAACATAAAAAAAACAGACCGGGTATTTTTATTTTACACAGATAAAAGTCCAACTATCCCCTGTGGCAAGCTGAATGATCTTACATTATTTATCCACCAGATACAGTCTATCCACTGTTATAACAAAACAGCAAATGCTCTTGATTTTCAGCTTTGCTCCTATCTGGGGTACCTAATAAGAGGTGGCTCAAAATCTTCTTACTGCATTTTAACAAATGATAAAGGATTCGATGCTGCGGTATCGTTTTGGGCAGAAAAAGGGATTAAGATATACCGGCATAGTCTTGCTGCAGAAATAGGATATCCAGACAAAAGCCGGATGGGTTCTATGCCAAACCTCGGAGCTATCCTTTCTCTAAAAGCAAACAATCCGGATTTAAAGACCATAGAAAAAATCATAAAGGAATCTGATTCTGTTGCTGTAGTTCTTAACAAGATAACTACCGTATTAGGAACAAGAACTGGAAAAAATTATTGCAAAAAGTTAGAGAAGCATTTAAAAAAATATTATCTCGTAAATAAATAAGCCTGTGAACTACTGTGGCTATTGAAATAATAACCGATTATCTCTCTCTCACAAAAAATAGAGCGATGATATTATATACCATCACTCTATTTTTTCTAGTCAATTACTTTTAACTCTGTAATATTATCTAAATCAGATAAATCCATTCCTTCATATTTTGATATAAAACTTTCTAAAGAAGCCCGGCGCACCTTTAAGCTTCCAAGTTTTAATGCCGGCAATAAACCCTTGCGGATTAGAGCATATACTAAATGAATATTTATACCTAAACATTTGGATACTTCTTTTACATTATATAACATTTTATCCTCCATGAAACACCCTTCTTTCTTTATTTTTATTATTTTATAATATGTAAATTTATTTTAATTCACAGTCAGGGTCTTCAAGGAGTCCGAATACCAATTTCATCCCAACAGCAATCAATCTCATATCAGTAATAGATATCACTTTTATCCACCGGCCATTGTTTTTGTTTTAATCCCCAGCCGGTATTGACGGAGACTGAATTATAAGAAAAATTTTAGTCGTTAAATTATCATTAACCTTTATATATTTCATTCAATTTTTCATTACTATTATTTTTTATCTTTGGCGTAACATGATTTGCATATATATTCATCGTCACGGAAATATCCTTATGTCCCAGTCTTTTTTGAACATATACCATATTTACATTGTTTTCCAATAACATTGTTGCATGAGTATGACGCAAACTATATGTATCATATTCGGGAAAATTAAGTTCCCTATGAATTACAGATGATGCATGGGTTAAAACTCTTGGTGATGTAAATGTACCATTTTCTCTTCTACATACAAAGTTAATCTCATTATCTGTTTTTGTTGTTTTTATTGGATTCATTGGGATAATATCATATGTCGGCTTTTCTCCTAAAACATATAACTTTTGATCACAATAATATCGCGTATAATATTCAGCATAATATTCCTCTGATTTAAGCTGCCATTCTTTTTCTCTTTTTAGCAATGCGATAAGCTCATCATCCAAATCTATCTGTCTATAGGAATTATACTTAGGTTCAGAAAAATACCAATATCCATTTGACTTGGATGTTCCATTATAGAGCTTTATATCTTTTTTCGTTCTCTTTCCTTGATGCCATTGTACCTGTCTATTCACTCTAAGCAATTTATTTTCAAAATCAATGTCTTCCCAGGTTAGTCCAAATACTTCGCCCACTCTTAATCCACAATGATAAATTATCATTAATGGCAAATGTGCCGGCTCTTTTTCTGGAAAACGTTCGAATATTTGTTTTATTCTATCTTCTGATACATAAATATGTGGTTTTTGTCGTGTAATAGTTGCTTTTTGAGGCTGTTGATTTCTTGGGATTATCAGATTTGTTGCGGGAGATGCTACGATGTAATGCTTTTCCTCCGCCCATCGAAAGGCTTTCGTTACAATCCCTCTGATAGATGATATTGTATTTTTGGAAAATCCTTTATCATACATATCTTTGATAAAATCTTGAAGAATATCTTTCGTAATATTCTTCAGATAATACTCTCCGATAGATGGTTTAATATATAAACGGATCTTCTTATGATATCCGTCGAGTGTAGACTCCTTACAAGTTAATCCACAATCTTTTTCCATCCATAGATCAAAAAAATCTGCTACAGATATATTTGTATCTTTTGTTGTCTGTCCACATTTTTCATATAGGCTTAGTTCTATTTTACCGGCTTCTTTTGCTTCACGCTTTGTTCTAAAACCAGATTTCGTCTTTCTTTTTCTTTTGCCATCAATTCTGGCAATTTCAAAAGCATATTCGTACACCATTTTTCCTGATTTTAACATTCTTGGTCTTACAATTAAATCACTCATATTAATCCTTCCTTTCGTTTTATCCATTAACACATAATAGTATGTAAAAATAATAAACAAAAAGCATCAATACGGCTTAAATAGGTGCTTGTAGACTTCAACGGTGTTAAAAGTCTACATTACGAAGCTGTGTAGACTTCTCGTAGACTTGACAACATCTGTTGTAAGATTTTTCTTTTTAAGAATAATATTTAGAAAATAAAAAAAGGGACTTCCACATAAAATGGAAGTCCCAAAACCCGCATAAATAAAGAGTTTTTCTTAGAATTTACCTGCCTTAGCAGCTTCTTCTACGGAAACTGAAACGCTCTGAAAATCCGCTTAAATACTGGATTGTTCAATTTATTTGTGTATTACCTGTGTATTTCTAAATCTACTTATAATATAAACAACTTTTGTTTTTTATTTTCTACACAAGTTATTTACTCTTAATAAGTTTACCTCTTTTCAGCAAATTAATCAACTTCGTATTCTGTGATGCGCCACCTTTGTAATTTTTAATGCCGTTTAAAGTTGCAATTTTCTCCCTGTTTTTCTTCGAAGAATTGATTTTTAATGATTTCAGGGCATCTACAATCGAACTGGATTTTCCACGATATTTAGGATAATATACAGTCTTTGTCTTAGCCGGAGTTTTCTTAGTCTCTTCAACCTTTTTACTCGTTGGCTCTTTATACACTACATTTAAGTCAAAATTACCAGAGTTGCCAGTCGAAATGACTTTCGGAAACCTACCAGAGCTAGTATACTGCCATGCAATATTGGCCGCGTCTGGCTTTTTCTCCTGATCTGGTGCAGTTGCAATCTGCATACGTTTGTTTGAGTTGTAATATCTTGCAATCCACCAATTGTTACACTTTACGAGTTTTCTATCAATATGTTCGTTGTAATAACTCATGCCGGTGTAAACGCCGAACAGATAACCTCTCTTCTCTACAACCTGCTGTGCAGCGTTAATAATCTCGGCAATCTTTGTTTTGTTTAACGATGCCTGTACCTTATCCTCGATATCAAACCACACGCCATACTCAAAGTGTGTTTTATCAATTTTATCAAGAATATTACAGACAAGCTCCATGTCACTTTTAGCCTTTGTCGCTGTAGTTGCGTAAGAGTAATTATATACTCCCCAGGCAATTTCGTTCTCGTTGCAAGCCGCATAATTCTCGTTGAACTTTTTATCTCTGTTCAGATCTTTTCTGATGATTTTTAAGATAGCACCTTGGCAGCCGTATGTCTTCGCTTTTTCCCAGCTTACGACTCCGTTATAACTCGATACATCAACTAATTTTCTCATGCCTATTCCTCCTTACTTTCCTGTGGCATCTCGTCTGTCATATCGCTCAATGCCTCTTTAATGTGTTCTTTCAATTTTTTCGGTACTGGCAGTCCACATAATGTCATATTTTTTAAAATAGAAACGGCCTCATAAAGAACAAATAACAGGCAGAAAAATTCGCATACACCTAATTTTTGAATACCCAATAATTTTATGTACTGCTCCGGAATCATAAAGAGCATATTAATGTGCATGATAATGTCTACAAGCATCAGTAAGCCTACACTGAGCAGCATAGCCGCCTTTCTGATTGCTCCGTCAATTCCTACGCAAGAATTAAACTTATGTTCTTTAATCGCCCGGAGCACTCCCAAGATAGTGTCTAATACGACAGCGATTAATAAAATTTCAAAAAATGAATTTCCTGTAAGTAATTTCAACGTTTCCTGAATCATAATCTTTCCCTCCTATTTCTCAGCAAAAACTAATACATTACTCCATCTCCCTGGATAGTTGCCGTACCATGCACGGATTTTTACATAATATTTTCCATGCACCATTTCACAATCATCTTTCTTGCAATCACACTCAAAAGCTGCCCAATGGGCTTTTGAGCTTCCGGAAAATTTATATATGTAAGTCTTTGTCTTGTTTTTAAATTTCGGGTCTCTCGAAAATTGATTCTCGAATCCGGTTGCCTTTTTCGCAGGGGTCCACTTGTACTCTATGACTCTCCTATCTTTTTCACTGTCGTATTTGTTCTGCACTGCTGTTGCCTTAGGCCGTGGAGATACCGCTGCATAAATCATGTTTCTATAATTATTTCTACTAACAGTCCTTGCTGAAACATTTGACGGAATAATCATTCCGGCTACAAGCAGCATTGCTAACATTAAACATAATTTCTTCTTCATAACTTTTCCTCCTATTTTACAATTACTACGCCTCTGTATGTTTTGTTCGTACACCTTCGTACATTTTCTTTCTTAACAGTTACTACACTTTTCTTTCCGTCCGAAAACCTCCAAATCTTTCCCGTTTTTGAGTCCACAAGCAATACCACGGTATGAGTCGGGTTGCCCTCTTCAAACAGGACCATATGGCCTTTTTTCAACTTCACATTTAGCTGTTCGATCGTTAAAGACTTGTGATAAGTTGCTGGTTTCCCTGGACAAATTTGGTTGATTCCCTTGACGATTTCTGTTAAGGGATATTTAGCACCGCATTTCAGTTTTCTTCGAGCGTACTGCAATGTTTGCTGCATATTTTTCTTCACGCCGCGAAACCTTAATGCCATGTAGAACGCTACCAAGCTGCAGCCATGTGTCCTAATAAATGCAGCCTTAAAATTGTACTGGCTTGGAACCGGTATATTTCGACCGTTATCCAGTATGATTCTCCAGGGAAATTTCTTTTTACTGTTCTTGTTTTTATTTGCTACTATTCTCACTTTTATCCCCTCCTCATTTCAATATCATCAACATCACAGTATTTTCTTAATCCGTATTCCAGAACATTTGTTGCCTCGTCAGCTTCTTCTACACCCTGCCGGTATCCCGACTCATACAGCTTCACGGTTACCGCATTCGCGGTTATCACATCTCCGGCAATAACTGACACTGTAAACGATGAGCCTATAAGTACCTCAGCAGGAATTAGGCATGTATCCGTCTCTCCAAGCAAGATTGCAATCGGCTCACTGTCTCCGCTGCGGGGCTGTGACAATTTTTGTGATAATCTCTTGCATTGCGTCAATTTTTGTACTTAACTCGTTGATCTGTTCCTGATATGTTTTGCTCTCTCTGTTGCAAATCTTAATTGTGCCCGTATAATTCAGCACATCTTTGTATTTTACAACTACGTTTAATACAATTGTTCTCGCGCCGTCTGGGACAGTCAGTTTATTGTTTGCATCAGTTATCTGTGTCTCTTCGCAAGTCCCTGTTTCAGACAAAAAAGTTACAATGGTCCCCGACGGAAATCCATACACAAAATATGTTTTCCCATTTTCCATTCCTACTGTCGTAATTAATTCATTTGCGATTTCGATGAGACCGTTTTCTGTTGCGGTTCCCGTTATACTAAATTCACGACCTTTTAATATTGTTGTGATGCCGTAAATCGTATGATTATAATTCATCCTAGGAAATAAATTCCCCGGGATTCCCTGCGCCTGGTTTCTGATTGCCTCTCCCAGATTGCTGTATTTCGTGCCATCCTCTCCGATCCGGGCATCAACTACCTCTTGCATGGAGCCACATAATTTCCCTGCCCAGTCGATCACTGTAATCTGGCAGTCCGCTGCGCTAAAATTAAATGATCCGGAGCCATCGACTACGTTCGTCACAAGCAGTTTGATGTATGTAAGCTGATTTATCGCAAATGTAAACTCCACATTGCGCTGCAGCGATGTGGAGCTTGTTGCCGGAAATACAAGATATTCTGTCTTAATTGCTTCATAGTTTCCATCTAAACTAGCAGCTGATTGTAACACAATTCTCATTGGAACCTCTGGCAGCCCTCCTGTTCTGCTGACTCTTGCAACGAATTTCATATGATAAAGTCCCGGTTTTAGCAGCTTCGCAACATATCCCTGCTGGGGGTACGGTATTGTTATAAAATCGTCGTCTTTCGATAGGACATTGTTAAACATCTTGTCGTAAACAACATCTGCAGCTAAATAACTCATCGCCACAGATGTTCCGTTAATTGATGTACTGAGGATGGTTTTTCCGATTTCCTGTGTTTGCGCAGTGCCGGCTGCAATTAGATTATCAATCCGTTTGCGCTCGGTATCAACATCTGTCTTTCGCTCCACTATTTCTTTTGATAGTCCCAAAACTACTGCCGCTACACTGTCTGGATGCCCGGTAGCATCTTTATAACATTGCTCTATCGCATCGTGTATACTGCTTCGTACTTCTTCCCCGTATATTGCCTCTTTTATCTTTTTTAAATAATTACTTATCATTTTTATCACCTACTTCGGTAAAGAAACTATTCTATCCTCATCCGATTTACAACAATAATTGATCAGTTCTTGTCGTCTGTCCCTCATATCACAGCACCTCTATTAATGTGAATTTCGCACCTCCGGTATGCGCGGCATTTCCGGCATTATAGAACCGCACAACGAGAGAAGTAGCGGATACGCTTACCACTCTTGGTTCTAACCACCCTTGTGCCTGCGGTACAACAATAGGTGTTGTTTCGAAACCATAACTGCTCAAATTAATAGTGATGTTATTTCCAAATGTGTTAACACTCAGGCTACTGCTTTGACTCGCACTGACAGTCCGCACCTGTTTGATATTTCCTGCAATTGCGCGAGAATCTACATAGTCTTTTACCTTATTCCACAGATAATTTACTCCGCTGTTATTTAAAAACCCCATGATTCCACCTAACCTTATACGCAAATAGTGTCAATTTCTGCATTTGTGATAGCTGTAATTGTAAAAATTTCACCTAATGGGTCCCATGCGGTACCATTCCAAGCTACGTTCATACCTGCCCCGCCGTACTTACTAGCCGCCTCAATATTGTAAACATCACCAACTCTCTGTCCGGTTGTTGGTAATTTGTCTGAAGAAGCTACTGAACCACAATATTTATACATATTTGTGATTTCTGATTTCTTAGCGTATGTACTCGACAAGGTGGCGTTTGTCGGTAACGCATCGAGCTTACTTTTATCGGTCGCACTCATAACACCGGCCGCACTACTAGTTGCCCCACTAAAGACAAACCCACATAAATCTACGGCCGCCTCACCTTCATCCCTCGTAATCCAGAAGCCGCATTTATCCGCAGAGGGATTGTAAGCCCTCGTTTGTAAGCTACCCCAATAGCCACTCCCGAATAACACCATAGTCTCATGTCCTGCCGCTGGTGCCGGTACAAGTCCATGAGTACCCATTGCGTCACCACTTGCGGCGGCTTTAAAATCACTGTAAGTGGTATCGTTATCCGCGCCCCAAATAGCTGTGCCATCTGCGCTCCAACGTAAGATTTGACCAGCTGAACCACCTGATGGGATGTGTTTGTTACCACTCGAAGTTGGATGAACATAATTGTTCGCACCACTCGCGATACCATCCAATTTCTTTTTATCATCAACACTCATAAGACCGTGTGCCGACTGTGTCGCATCAGAATAGGTTGTATTTGTAGGGGTAGCCCAGGTTCCATCTCCCCGTAAATACTGTGACTGTTTACCTGCCGCCGGTGCAGGTACCAGACCATGCGTACCTGCTGTGGAACTTGTTGCACCTTTCATGTCAGCATATGTGGTGTTTGCAGGTGTCCCCCAGGTTCCATCAGCTTTTAAATACTTACCCTCATTTCCTTTTGTTGGAGCAGGTACTAAGCCGCTCCCGCCATCGGCCGACGCTGTTGCACCTTTAAAATTACCGTAAGTGGTATTTGTGTCCTGCGTGTTAATCGTTCCAGTTGTTCCATCACCTTTCGTGAATGTGATGGTTCTTCCGTTTACTGATAAATTAGTGATACCTTTATTGAAAAGTGCTTTGATTTTATTCCACAAGTAGGTAACACCATTATTGTCTAAATAAGCCATTTTATCACCTCATCGTTTTTTATTTACATATTTCGTCTAGTTCCAAGTTTGTTATCGCTTCTATATCTTTCGATTGCGCGATAGATATCGCTATGTCTGACTTGTCGTTTGCTCTGCTAGCCGTTTCTCTTACTTTTTCTACATTGTTATTTATAATTAGAACACTTTTTTCAAATGTAACTTCATTGGAAAAAGTTTTTTCTGAAAGTGTGGATAGTGTTTTTCCAAGCGTAATTTTTGTATTTGAAGGATTTTCCAAATCTATCTCGTATTTGTTAACGAGATAATATGTAGATTTGTCTCCCGGAGTGCTTAACAGATTATGATGCGTTGACACGCAAGGAATCAAATCTCCCAAGCCTATGGCATCAATCTCCACATCAATTTTATGCAAATCCACCGCTGTCAGTTCAATCGTAGTTGTCAGATTAATGCACTTGTTTAGATATTCCTGTGCTTTTTTTAGGAGGGTGTTTGGATTATTAATATCGGGAAAATCCACCTTATCACATATCCACCCATAAAGCTCAACTGCCTCTGGGCTGTAAATATAGTCCGTTCCATCGTGTCCTTCCGCGGTCTTGATTGTTACATTATTTGCACCAATCGGAGCTCCAATTGGAATAATTGCCGTTTTAATGTCTTCTGCTTTTACATACTTCTGAAAATCAAGAAGATTTTCTCCGAATCGGATTGCCTGCGTACTGACTTTTCCGTATTGCTTCACATAGTCAAGGTAACGAACATTATTTTCATAGCGCACCCTAAGATAACCTTCGTATTTTTCAAGAAAATTCGTATTAATAAAATCCCAGGTAGTTTCATAGTTTGTCGCCAAAGTTTTAATTTCTACTGAATCAATATCAACAATTCCTATTTCAAACTGCTTTTCTTTTTCTACTTGAGAATTATGTTCTTCTATTAATCGTTTAAAAATTACAATATTAGTATCTGCCTTATGAATTTCTCCCGACTGGCTTCCATAAGTGTGTGGAC